GAAAGAACTAATATTCAGCATATATGTTTAACTCTACTTAGAATTCATAATAAAATAAGAAATAATAATGATAAAGATATAGACAAAGACTATACGACATTAGATAAATTAATTAAAACAGCAGGATACGATGCTGCTTCATCAAAGAAGATGAATGAGACAGATGCGGTTCAAGCATTTGGTAAATGGATAGCAGATATAGAAAACAACTCACCTGCTGAATTATTTGAAGAACCAGATTTATATGTAGATTATAACAACAAACAAAAATATTATCAAGATTATGTTACAAGAGCTTGTAAAAATTTAATAACTGGAAATAGAGATTTTGAAGTTGATGATGAGGAATTGTATGAGTAGAGTAGGTTATAAAATTGATGATATTAAATATAAAAATACTGGTTTAATTTCAAAATTAAGAAAAAATACACAAAGATATAATACACTAGCAAATATTAAAGAACATGCACTTAAACATTGGATCACATTTTACAGAAGAAATATTGAAGTTTTTGTTGAACATTATATGGGAATAGAATTATATGAATATCAGAAATTTTGGTTACACAATATGCATGTTAATAATAAATCAATGATAATTGCCTCTAGAGCCTCGGCTAAGAGTTGGTTAATTGGTGTTTATTGTATTGCTGTATGCATTTTATATCCTGGTTCAAAAATTGTAATGGCTGCAAAAACAAAGGCACAAGCTGGAAGAATAGTAAAAGATAAAATTAAAAACGAATTATTAAAATTTCCTAATATAAATAGGGAATTCTCACATATTCAAACAAACGGAAATGAGTATACAATTAATTTTTTTAATGGTTCTACAGTTGAAGTTGTTGTTAGTGATGATAGGTCTAGGGGTGCGAGAGCTACACTAATAATATTTGAAGAATTTAGAATCATTCCAAAAGAAGTTGTAGACAAAGTTCTTTCTCCATTTTTAGTACTTAGACAACCTCCATATCTTAAGAAAAAAGAATATAGAATATATTCAAAACATGAAGAACCAAGAAAGATTTATATATCTTCTGCTGGATATAAAACAGAATGGATTTGGGATGAGTTTAAAAAAGTTGTTTTAGATCATTATTCAGGGTTAAGTTGTATGTTTCTTGCTTTAGATTATTTAATAGCAATAAAGCATGGAATAAAATCTAGGGCTAATATTAATGACGAGAGGAAAACTAATGACGAAATATCATTTATGATGGAATATGAAAATGTGATGTTTGGTGAAAATTCAAATTCATTCTTCCAATTAAATCTATTTAAAAATTTAAGAGTTATAAAGAAAGCTTTTTATCCACTAAAATTTGATGAGAAGAAAGTTAATAAAGATACAATAAAAAAAATGCCTGATGAAGTTAGACTAATAACTTGTGACTTAGCGAGGTCTTCTTCTAAGAAAGCTGATAATACAATTATAGCGTGTATGAGATTGATCCCAACTAAAAATGGATATCAAAGAGATGTTGTATATATGGAAAGTCATTGCGGTGCTTCATATATAGAACAAAATAAAAGAATAAAACAAATATTTTTTGATTTTCAATCTGATTATCTTATTATTGACTTACAATCCTTTGGTCAAGCTATATATACTTTGCTTTCATCAATCACAACTGATGAAGAGAGAGGTGTTGAGCATCCAGCACTTGGAATTATTTATGATGAATCATTAACAAAACCTTCTTGTGCAGATATATCATACAAAGATTTACAAAGCAATACACTTTCGTATAATGCAAGTCCAGTAATTGTTCCATATATGATTTCATCATTAAGACAGAATTCTGAGATTGCAAAAGATTTAAAAGATAAGTTAAGAAGAAATAATATAAAATTCTTATGTGATATAAATACAGCAGAAACATATCTTTTGAAGAAAAATGAATATTTTAGAAAAGCAACAGAGGCAAACGCCGAAGATAAATATGTTAAAGATTTATATTTAAATACTTATAAAGAAATAGAAGCGTTTGTAATAGAAACTGTAAATTTAGAATATAGTTTATCAGGTGGAGATGTAAAAATAGAAAATAGAAATAGTAGGAAAGATAGATATACTGCTATATCTTATGGGAATTATTTTGCAACAACACTTGAAAATAAATATCTTAAACAGAAAAAAGAAAAAGATGGAAATTGGAATGATTATGTATGGTTTCCATCAGTTAATTATAATAATATTAAACCATTTTAAAGGAGGTGAATTGTTATAGAAAAAAACACTCCTAAAAGTAATTTTTCTTGGAATGATTATTGTAATGCATATGCAAGAGAGCTACAAGATTTGATGGAAACAACACAAGCATATTATAGCCCATTTATGGGACAAAATTATATGCAAATGGTAAATATATCACCTCTTGTTCCAACGCAAGCTGATTTATCTGAATGGTTAAAATATCCAGAAAAACATGACAAACAATTACGAGATGTATCTCAATATCTTGACAATTCTATTATGCAATATAAAAGAGCAAAAGATCATTTTAGCAAACTTCTTACAATGAGATATGATATGAGGGCTATAAATAAGCCAAAATCTGGAGATACAGCAACATGGAAATCTGGTTATGAAAGATGTTTAAATTTTCTAAGGATATTTAATGCTCCAAATCAATTTACTAATGTTTTAGATAAAACATTATCTGAAGGTGGAATATTTACATATCTTAGGAAAAGAAATAATAAAAATAACATAGAAGACATTGATGATATGTTGCTTATTGAAATTCCTTCTGATTATTGCTATATCACTGGAAGGTCACGATGGGGTTTTACATATGCTATAAATCTTGTATGGTTTGATAGAATTATTGGTGTTGAATATGTTGTCCCTGAAATTTATGAATATTATAAACTATTTGTAAAGATGAGAGAGAACAAAAATATTCCAAAAAATTTACTACATAATTATCAATTTTTCCCTGTGCCAGTTGAAAATGGATTTGTATTTACATTTAATCCGCTTAGAGCACAAATAACTCCTCCATTTCAAGGAATATTCAAGGATGCTTTGGCTATACTTGACTATAAAGCGTTACTTAGACAAAAAACAACAATGGATACTTGGAAACTTATTGCACAAACTATTCCAAAGAATAGTGATGGTGAACCGATTATGGATGCTAAAGTTGCTGCAAAAGTAACACAAGCAATTCAACAGTCGATGCCTACTGGTGCAATTACTTTTTCTACACCTTTTGAAATTACAGAATTAAATATGCAAAATGCACAAAGTCAAAACAATATAATTGGTCTTGGTGAACAGATGTTTTGGCGTTCTATTGGCGTAAATGGAACAATTATGGATCTTGGCGAAAAATCTGCTGCTAGTTTAAAATTTGGTTTAATAAATGATGTTGGATTTGTTGAACATATATATAAACAATTTGAAGATTTTATAAACCTTCAATTGTATTTGCAGTCTAAGATATATCAATTTAGAGTATCTTTTTATGGAAATAGATATACAGAGGACGAAGATGTTAAGAGACAAGCGGAAATGGTGCGTACTGCTAATATGCCAGTTGGAAAATTATTTGGTTTACTTGGATATCAGCCATTTGAAGTTGATGCTGTTCTTGAACAAGAAGAAATTCTTGGTTGGAAAGATAAAATGAAACCAATGACTTCAGCATTTAACACCAAAGGCTTTACTGGTGATGAGAGTAAAGATCAAGGTGGACAGAAGAAGAATGAGGCAGAACTAACTCAAGGTGGTGCAGAACAAAGAGATTATGATGCAAATAAAACAAATAAAGTATAAAAGTGGTGATAATACATAATGTTAATGTCAGATAAAATGAAATCATTATTTATGAGACAAATAGCACATGAGTTAAATAATTCAGTGATATATAGAAAAATATCAAACTTTCTATCCGTTAAAGGATTTTCAAATTTAGCATCAAGATTTAAAAAAGATTCTGAAGATAAAGTTGATCATAGTTGGTGGCTACAAGATTTTCTTGAAAAATTAAACATAGAGATTGATTTAATTCAGTTTCCTTTAAACGTGCAAACAATTACTTTGACTAATTTTGCAGAATTAGCATTACAAAGAGAGATAGAAACAACAAAGATGATAAATGAAATGTTGGGTCAAAGTTATGAAGAGTCTGGTATCATAACAGATTTTCTTCTTTCAACAATGCTTAGAGAACAAACAGAGGAAATAGAAAAAGTAAACACGTTAAATGATGAAATCATAAATATCGGTGGAAATGTAGCTCTATTACAATTGTTTGATAAATCTTTGAGTTAGAGATAAAATTATGAATGTGTTAAATTGGAAAACATTAAAAAAAGAGGATATTTTTCCTTGTTACTCCAGACCATTTTGTAAGTTTTTAAAAAATAATAATCTTTATTATATAAAAAAAGAATATGATAAAAAGGCAAAAAAATACTTTTTTGTATTTTTAAGAACTGTAAAATTTAATGATTTATTAAATGAATGGAGAAATAATAAATTATCTGGAACATTTGCTTTCCCAAAAAGAGAGGGAGGTGAAGTTGTTGAATAGATTAGCTACAAATTATTCAATTGAAAATTATTCTATTTTAGATGATGATGATTTGATAATTATGGAAGCCGACATAGTTAAAGTTGGTATGAGTGCTCATGGTACTTATTTTTCTAAAGAATCTATATTAGATGCTCAAAGTTCTCTTCCAAATAAACCAATTTTGTGTGTGTGGAATAAATTTGAAAATGATTTTAAAGAACATGCGAGAAATGATTATGATTTAGACGAATTAAGAGCAATTGGAAATATACCAGAATCTAACAATGCTACAATATTAGAAAAAGATGGCGAGATTTGGCAAAAAGCAACATTAGTAATATGGAAAAAATATATTAATAATGATATGATAGGTAAAATAAAGAATAAAGAAAAAATTGACATATCTATGGAAATTGATATATTAGAATACTCCGAAAGAGAAGATGGATACTATAATATTGACAAATATAGATATGAAGGAATATGTCTTCTTGGTGATAAGTTTAAACCTGCGATTAAGAATGCAAAAGTTGTTTTGTCAAAATACTCATTAGATACATCGGAAATAAAAGAATTGAATAATAAATATTATAATTTATCAACAAAAATTAGTATATCTGAAATATTAAATGATATTAAAGATATAAATAATAAAGTTAAAAATCCAGCATTAAAATATTTTTATAGTAATATTGTATCAAATGAAGATATCTCAATTAAAGATATTGAAAAACTTTCAAAATTAACAAAAAGTAACAAAGTAATCGATTGGTGTAATGATAAGATAAAATTATATGCTAATGAAACAATAACAATTGATAATTCTAAAGAATCTGCGATAAATTCTGGTACATGGAGTAATCCAGGTTCTAAATTATATGAGAGATTATTAAAATCTCAAAATTCAAAATCCTTATTAAATGAAGCTTATTTAATTATTGGTAATAATTATAAAGAATCACCATCTTCAAACTTAAAGTACCCTCACCATACATTAAGTGGAGATAAATTAGTTATAAATATTGCTGGTATAAAAGCTGCTAGTTCTAGATTAAATCAAATGAAGTCTCAAAACAAGATATCACCTGATGAATATCAAAAAGCTATGTCTCATATTAATAAACATAGAAATGAATTAGAGTTAGATAAGCTTGATAAACCTAATGGAAAGGAGAGTACTATGATAGAAGCATCAAAAATGGCTAAAATATTAAAAGAAGAAAACGCTTGTAATAAATATGTTAGTTGTGATGAAAAATATGTATATTATTCTAATGATTCTGGAAAATTTAAAGCTACGTATTCAGTTGATGGAGATAAAATATCTGTAAATTATGCTGAACAAGAAAAAATTGAAGAAGAACCAAAAGAAGAAGAAAAACCTAAAAATAAGCCTGAAGAAAAAAACAGTGTAGAAAATGAAAAGAAAATTGCTGATTTAGAAAATGAAAAGAAAATGGCTGATTTAGAAAATGAAAATAAAGAGCTAAAAGAAAAAATGGCTAAATTAGAAGAAGAAAATAAAAAATATGCTATTGAAAAAAATAAAGTTACAGTTAACGAATGGTTAAACAAGTATTCTGATTTTGTTAATAGTGAAGAAAAAAACAATCTATTAAGTGAGTTAGAAAAATATTCTAATTTTACTGATTATGAAAATATGTTTAATAAATTCATGTTAACAAAAATTTCTAGTAATGCTAAATTTTCAAAAAAAGATGATTTAGGTATGATTGTAGTACCAGTTATTAATAATAATATTAAAAAAGAAAGTAAAACTTTCATAGATTTTTAAGAAAAGTGAGGTAAAAAAATGGCTAATAAATTATGTTATCTTGCTAATGATGTATTACCAAGGCAAATAAGAAAAGTAAAAATTGCTACTGGTCAATCATTTTCGCAAGGAGACGCAATATTTTTAAACACATTAGATAGTGCTTCTGACAATATAGAGGTTTATGCTGCTACTCCAATCGCAGATGTTACTACTGATGGATTTGGTCTTGTAATTAATCAAGGGGTTGAGGAATTATCAGATGGAAGAAGAATAAGTGGAAACGCTGATCCTTCAACATTTACATATTATCCTGAACAAACAATAACTGTTGCTATTCCAGAAGTTAATGAAAGATTTTTTATATCTGAAGATTGTTTAGATAATACTAGTTCAGTTGCTTTGGCTGCTGGAGTATATCTAATTGGTCAAAATGCAGACTATCAGTTAGCAACTGCAAGTTCATATTCAACTGAAAAAGTTGTATTTTATGTTGAGAAATTACATTCGACACCTAATGGTGGTCAGTTTGGTGCTGGCTTTATAGATGGTGCGTATATTAAATGTATAAAAGCGTAAGGAAGGAGGATAATATATAATGAATTTCGAATTTAAAAAATATTCAGTTAATAATGTTGATAATAAATTCACAGCTCTTGTTGAAGCTGGTACAAGTTTATCAAAATTTGCAATGAATTCACTTTACAAAGAAGACTCATTGTCTACTAAATATGCAGTAGATTTGAGAAGTACTTCTGGTATTGCTTTAAACTACCAAGAGGCAAATAAAGAATTTGTAAACAAACTATATCAATATTGCTTAGAAGGTTCTCCTTCAGCTAATTTAGGTTTAGATGTTAATAATAGAGCAAATGTAGTAAGAATGTTTTCAGACCCATTCTTTGCTCATAAGTTCTTCGCAATTCAATCTGAGATACTCATTGGTATCAATTCAGATAATGAAGTTGAAGAAGCTCTTCAATTAGCAAATGTATCCAATGTTGGATTAGGTGATTCAAAAGCATTCCAAATAGAATCAAAAGCATTGTGGAAAATCCAAGACCATGGCTGGGAAAATAATGTATCTGATGCTCAGAAACAATTCAAATCTTCTATTTATGTAACACCTAGAAGAAAATCAGCTAAAATAACTATGGAAATCGAACAAGCTTCGGCATTAGATTATGATTTTGGTAAACAAATTGCTAAACTTGCAATGAGTTTAAGAAAAGCTATGTACAATGATATAATTGATATTATATTTACAGTAGCTAACGTTTCTTCAACTCCATTCTATCAAGCTAGTTTCAGCAAAACTACTTATGTAACTGTTGTAGATCAATTAGCTGCTACAAATAGTGCTAATGTAAGAGCTTATGGTTCAAGATTAGCATTTGTTAATATGACAAATGGCGTTACAACTGGTTTCCAGACTCAAGATGAAATCAATAAAACTGGTTTTCTTGGAAATGTTTATGGAACTCCTTTTGTAGTTATTAATCAAGTTGTTGATTCAAATAGTGCTTTATTTACAACTAAAGTTCCTACTAATAGAATTTTATTAGTATCTGATGTTGGAGATAAGCCAGTTAAATTAGTAAGAGAAGATGGTATGAGATATATAGTTAAAGATGGAACTGACACATCATTATTCTCAAGAAGTTATACTGTTATCGACAGTTGGAAAGCTGCTTTAGCAACTCAAGCTTCATACGGAATTATAGTAGTAGCTTAGTATAAAAAAACATATATGAGGTAGAATGATTCTACCTCTTTTAATTTTAGAAGGGAGAATAAGCAGATATTATGAATTATAATAGAATGAAAAAAGAAGATTTAATAGAGGAATTGAAAAATAAAGATAGTAAAATTAACAATATAGAAGATACAGTGAATCAATTACAACAAATGATGATTCAATTTATGTCATCATCATCTAAATCACCAGAAAAACAAGAGGATTCTAAAAGTGAAATGATAACAGTTATATCTGTAATGAATAATCTTGAGACTATTTTTATTAATGAAAATAAAGAATATATCTTAAAACACTATGGTGATAAAGTTAAGATTAAGATTTTAGATTGTCAAGATGCATTATTAAGACCAAGAAATGCTCAACTTTTTTCAAGTGGATTAATTTATTTTGAAAATGAGAAATGGTATGAATTTTTCGGTATAGATAAACCAATATTAATATTATCAAAAGAAAATATTATTGAGTTTATGGAAAAAGATGATAACGAAATTAAAAGAATACTATCATTAATAACGCAAAATAAAACAAATAAAAATGTTGAATATTATTTATTATTAAATATTGCGAAGTTACAAAATGATGGTCATAGATTTTCTTCTGAAAGTATAGATTTATTAAATAAATTCTTTGAGGTAGAGGGAAATGAACATATAGAGGGAACTACAAACATAATATCTGATTATAGATCAATAGCAAAAATAAAAGAACAATATATCCAAAAATAAGAAATAATAACTGGTGGTGGTAATTATAGCTACTACATTTTCTGATATCTACGATTTAAATGAAGCGATAACAAATGACGATAATTTGAATAGCTTGCCTAATAACCTATATTATTTTACAGCATATCAATATCTATTATTTGCCATTGCTGAATTTGTAGATGTATGTAATGTTGATATCGAAAATCACACAGCTTTTACTCAAGAAACATATAATTTTACGGGTGATGGTAGTACTATTCAATATACTTTAAGTCCAACGCCGCCAGCACTATGTGAGTTATATGTTTCAATAAATGATGTAGAAACTACAAATTATACTTTTGACTCTGTTTTAAATACTATTACTTTTAGTTCTACTCCAGTATTAAATGATGATATATATATTGGTGCATATATTGAAGGCTCATTTCTTGTTGATTTAACTATTAATGAGAAAAGAATACTTTCTGAAGCTATGACTATTCCATATATAGAATCTAAAATAAATAGGTCAGTTCAACTAGATCAAATGGTTTATGGGGCAAATCTTGGAATTCACTCTCAAGCAAATCATAATAAAGTACTTTCACAAGAGAAACAAGACAAATATCTTAAAATACATCAGATGATTGTAAGATACTCATTTAGAAGTGATCCCGATGATTTAGACAATCTTGTTGGCGATCCAGATTGGTATTAATATGGCTAATAAAAATAGTTGGAGAATAATAAAAAATAGTAATGATAAACAAAACAGAGAAAATTCATATACAAATTTTTTAATAAATAACTTTGAAAAATATCCTAATTATAAAACATGTGTTAAGAATTTTGGTGAGACAACATATAAAATACAAATACATGAGGTAGATACACATAAAAAATCAAATAAAATGAAAAGAATGTTAGTTTATCCATATGATGATTTTGTATTTAATACTGGAGATTATTCTACTTGGGAATTTGGAGATGTGTCTACTGATTGGTTAATATTAGCGAGTGATTTAACATTTAAATATAATGCATATTATACAATAGCATATTGTAACAACAGTTTAAATTGGTTCGATAGTAATAAAAATGAAATATCATATCCATGTTTTATTTATGATAAAATGACGGAAACGGAACTTGCTTTATTTAAAGAAATTATAATAGCTGAAGGACAAATCATTGTTGTTGTTCAAAACAATAACGATACATCTTTAATAGATATTAATAATAGATTTGTATTTGATAGCCAAGTGTACAAAATAAATTCAATGAAAGATTTTGTAGATGATGGATTATTAGTGTTTACAATGAGAAAAGATGGAAGTGGATATGACGATGATTTCGATAATAATATTGCAAATACAGAAACGTATAATTATACAATAGAAATAGGTGATAGTTCATTTACTCAGAATATTGGATATACTACAACTTTGAGTGCAACTGTTAAACTTGATGGTATCGTTGTATCAAAATCTATTATATGGTCAAGTAGTGATGATAGTGTTGTATCAATTGACAATGATGGTAATATAGAGCTTTTATCAGAGGGTTCTTCAACTATATTAGTATCAATGGAAGATAATGAAGAAATATATGATGAGATAACAATAACATCGACATCTGGATCAATTCCTAGTGAGGGTGAAATTGTTGTATTACCAAATATTGAGTATATATTACAAGGTCGAACTGTATCATTTTCTGTTTATAAATATATTGATAATATTCAACAAAGTGATACTTTTTCTGTGATTGTAGAAGAGCTGGTACAATTGCAAGTATTAGATATTACAACTGAGTTTTACAGACTTACTATAATAGATGGAAATCATTTTACTATAGAAAATATAAAAAAGAATGGAACTATTACAATTAGATGTACAGATATGAAAGATAAATCATTTAAAACATTTACAATTGATTTGAGGGGGTTTTGGTAAATGGCTTATTTTGAATCACTTGATGTTGGGATTAATGTTGCTTTAGATGAGATATTTAATAATCAAAATTTATGTAAATATTTATATTATAATGAAAAAGATCCATCATCTCAGCCCACCATAACAAACACAACATCACTATTGTTATTAAATGTATTTCCTTTGCCAAAAGATCCCGATGCAAAAGAATCTAAAAAAAGTTATTTAAATATTTACTTTATGTCAGCACAACCATATCAAAAAAATTCAGGATTTAAAAAGACTTTTTTATGTTTTGATATAATTTGTCATCTCGATATATGGTTGATAAATGAAGGAATTAGACCATTAAAAATATCGGCTGAAATAGATAGAATGTTTAATAATCAATATTATAAAGATTTATCAACAAATAATATGTTTTTTGTTGATTGGTCATGTAATAAATACTCTGATTATTTTTATGGTTATCATTTAACGTATGCATTAGGTCAAGATTCTAACACTAGGTGTTAATATGGTGAATGATTTTAGAATAAGCAAATTAGATTTACTTATGGGAGGATATATCGAAATCAATGGAATATTTGTGAAACATCCAACTTTGCAAGAAGTTTGTGATTATGGTGAGGATAATTACTATAATGCAATTGGGTTATTTGCTAATAAACCATATGATTTACGATTAATGCTCTATGAGTCTGGCAAATTATATACTGATGTTGATGATTATGAGTTGTTTTTAGGATTATTTCAAAGTGAAACATATGGTGATAATTGGAAATGGATTATTGGTGATTATAATTTTCAAATAGATTTCAATAAAGATAATAATCAATTTATATTGCATGATTATAAAAGAAAAATAATAATAGATAAATTAGTATATTATCAAATATCTCAGTTAATAAGAGATATTAATATGATGAGCAATGAAAAAGATTATAATCCTGGTGATGTAAAAACACAAAAATTTATTTTAGAAAGAGAATTTAAAAAAGCAAAAAGAAAAAAAAATAAAAAAGAAACTTCAATTTTAAAAAGGTATATAAGCACAATCGTTTGGTCTAAGTTTTCATCGTATACATATGACAACATATGGAAATTGTCTATGTATCAATTTTTTGATGCATTGGATAAAATTTCAACAAATGACCATCGTGAAAATATGATGTTAGGTTTATATACAGGAAATATTGATACAACAAAAAATCCAATAAATATGGATAAAATAGATTTATTTAAATAGGAGGTACACATAATGGCAATACCATCAAAATGGGCAATACATCAGATATTTGATATATATCTTTTTGATTTGGCAACTGGTAAAAATCTTGGATATCTAACAGATTTAAAACAAGCTAGTTTTACCCAAGAGGCTGAGACAGTATATGTAACTGGAGGAAAAGGAAATCCAAAACTCGTTCCATTTGATCATAGTAAAGTTGCTAAAATTGAATGTCAATCAGCTTTATATGAGAATGAATTCGCTGGAACTATTTTAGGGTCTACGCCAGTTGCAGCAGCTAGTACATCAATAATGATACCAGAAGTTGTTACTGTAACATCAAACGTAGCAACTACAACTTATACAGCTACAGGAGATACAAATGATGAAATTAAATTTGCATATGTAAGAAATTCTGATGGTTCACTCGGAACTGCTATTACTCAGGCTGAAGTTGCTTCATCTGGATATTTTACTTATACGCCAGGAACAAAAACTTTAGCATTTAACTCTGGAGATTATGAAGATGATACAGAAATAGTTGTTTTTTATAATCCAACTACTACATCTGATACAGTCACAATTACTTCATACACAGACCAGTTCTCTGAATCTGTTAAAGTTGTTGCCGCTGGATTAGCTAGAGATACTTGTACAAACTTAGATTATGCAATACAAATAATATTCTATCAAGGCAAAATCACAAATGGATTTAACCTTGAATTAACTGCTGATGGCGAACCTGCTGTTCATAACTTTAGTGTAGAAGCTTTAAAATCATGTTCTAGTAAAAAATTGTTTGATATTATTATATATGATGAAAATACTTTAGTATAATATTGACAAAATAACATAAATATGATATAATGAACAAATTAAATAAAAGATGTTTAGAATGTAATAAACTTTTTAAAGCTTGTTTGAATTGTAGTAAATTAGGAGCATTTGGTTGGAGAAGTTCATTTTGTTCAATTGAGTGCTTCAAAACTCAAATGAGTAAAAGATTGGAAGAAGATAACATGCGGAAAAATAAAGAAAATAAATATGGTATGAAATTTCCAATTCGTGGTGTTACACATGAGAATAATAGAATGCATGATATTCACACTTTTGCAATAAATAATTCTAAGGACAATATTTTTATTAGTAATGAAAATGATTTAGAATTTTGTGTTGATGATTTTGTATATTTCTATATTCCAGGACATGTAATGAAAGATATCATAGAACAAATTTATAAAAACGGTTTTGAAGATGGTAAAAAAACAAAAATAAAGAATAATTATAAAATTACAAATATAGAGTAGCCTTCTGGCTACTCTAACTTATCTTAGATGGAGATGATTTTTTTTGATTTTAGAAAATAAAAAAATATTCATAGCAACATTAATTAGAGACAGGTCATGGATTCTTCCACATTTCTTAAAATATCTTTATGAATTAAACTATAATAAAAAAGATATATCAATTTTTTTCTTAATAAATAACTCCAAAGATGATTCTTATCAAATAATTCAAAATTTTAGAAATACAAATTTAAAAAAATACCTAGATATAACAATTGAAAATATAGATATAAAAAATATTCCAGATGATGTAAGAACAATGAATGTTAGGAATAACTATATCTATAATCATCTTGCAAATATGAGAAATATAATTTTAGATAGATGTAATAAAAATAAATTTGATTATATTTTTTCTATTGATTCAGATATACTTTTAATAAATAAAGATACTTTAAATAACTTAATTAGTCATAAAAAAGATATAATATCATCTATAATATATAATGGCTATGAATTTAAGCCAGAATTATATTATAGGTTTACAAATGCTTTAATTAAAGTTGCTGAAGAAAGATTAATCCCAATTAACAAAAATAAAACTGAATTTATAAAAAGTCAAGAGACAAGATATAAACATCTTAGGAAAAAAAATGGATTAATAGAAGTTGATTTAACTGGTGCTATATATTTAATTAATACTAAAATTCTTAGAGATATTAAATATGGATACCATATTGATGGTGAAGACGCTTATTTTTGTAATTCTGCTCAACAAAATAAAATTAAATTATATTGTGATATGGATACATATAATCAACATATAATGAGTGAGAGTTGGCTGAATAAATTTTTAGATGGTGAAAAAATTAATTAGAAAGAAGAGATTATTTTGATAAATTTTATACTTCCAAATATGGAAAAATATAAATTACTTCTAGATGAATATATAAATCCCATTATAGACAATTTAAATAAAGATAAATATAAAATTAGTGATTTCGCTCAAGAAGATTGTCTAAACATACATTTTTTTTCTGAAAGAGAATATAAAAATTGGGTTGGATTTGTTGGTAAAAATATATTTATACCTCATGGAATTGCTGATAAAAATTCTAGGAATTTTGACAATACTGGAGATTTTGATTATTTAATAGTTTCAGGAGAATACTGGAAACAAAAACATATTTTACAAGGGGTAAACCATGAAAAAATTATTATAGGTGGATATCCAAAAATGGATAATATGTTTAAATTAAAAAAGAATACATATAATAAGCCTATGATATTATGGTGTCCAACACATAACTTTTCAACACATCTTAATCTTACAACATACCCTGATTTTATAAATTATATAAATGACATACCATTTGACGATTTTATATTTAAGATATCACAACATCCAGCTAACAAATACAATCTTAAACCGACAAAACAAGAGTTGATAGACGCTGATATAATAATATCTGATTCAGGATCGATGATATATGAGGCGTTTACAATGAATAAACACGTTATTTTCCCAGATTGGATAGTAAAAGATAATATATTAAGAGTTTATAATAATACATTTGAAAGTCAAATATACGAAGAAGATATTGGTATGCACGCAAACTCAATTGAAGAATTGTTGGAATTTTGCTATAATCCAGTCTTTGATAAGAAAATTAAAAAGTTTATAGACGGAATATTTCAAAAAGAACTTAGAGGAAAATCAGGTAAAGCAATTGCTGAAATTTTAGAAAGAAAGGATAACTCATAAAATGAAAGATGTGAGATTGAGTGTTATAATCCCCTGGAGAAAAAGTAAAGAATTAGATAGGAATGTAATTGCTGAGTGGTGTTTTAAAAGATATAAATACCTTTTTGAAAATCTTGGATTGAGAGAAGTGGAATTTGTTTATTCTGATGATGGCGGTGATGTATTTAGTAGAGGTGGAAGTATAAATAAAGGCGTTGAAGAATGTAGGGGAGATTATATTATAATAACCGATGCTGATTATTTATTTGGACAACAAATGGCAAGAAATTTAATAAATAAACAAGAATGGACAGTGGCTTGTAAGCAACATAATTATTATTTTACAGATCATTATATTGCAAACTATATATTAAGCAAACCACATGATATTGATATAAAAAAAATAGCTTTTGGAAAACATATTGAAGTATCTAAATGGCAAACATATGGACAAATTCTTGCAATGCCTAAGAAAAATTTTGTAAAATTTTACAATAAATTTAGAGGTTATGGGTTTGAGGATGATGTATTTTATTATTGTATGAGAGCTTGGAATGGAAAAGAGTGGCGTACAAATAATTATATGTTTCATATATATCATAGTAGACCTATTGGTTCAGCATACATGCAAAAAAGCTATGACAATATTAAAATTCTTAAAGATGAATGGGAAGAAATTAAATTAGATAGAAAAAAAATGAGACAAGTTATGGAAGAAAAAGGGTTGTTATATGAATGGAATAGAAAATAAAATACCAAAACAAATTATTTATGCATGGTTTGGCGGTGGTCAAAAAACCAGATTAATAGAAAAATGTATAGATAGTTGGAAAAGAATAATTCCAGATTATAAAATAATAGAATTAAATGAAAAAAATTGCAATATAGAAAGATATAATTATTCAAAAAAAGCATATGAAGAAAAAAAGTGGGCTTTTGTATCTGATTGTATGAAACTTGATTATTTATATGAAAATGGTGGAATTGTTTTTGATGCCGATATAGAAGTTCTTAAACCGTTCTCAGATGAAATATTAAATAATAGAGCATTTACATCTAAAGAATCTGCTGGAAGATGGATTAGTGCTGTTTGGGGTGCTGAAATACATCATCCATGGATAAAGTCTATTTTAAAGTATTATAAACAAAATGAATTTATTTATGATCCAGCAAGAATATGTAACACTACAATAATACATAATATTAATCAAAAATGGTACAAAAAAACAGAAGGAAATATTATTTATCTTCATGAAGATGTTACAATATATCCAAGTGATTATTTTGAGTGTAAAAACTGGGCTAATGGATTAATAGAAACAACAAAAAATAGTTATACTATTCATCATTATACTGCCTCATGGCTAAAATAAAATTATAGAAAGGAATTAAGAGAATGGCTAAAAAACCAATTAAAAGAAATACAAAAGTGAATCCAACTACAAAAACAATTAAAGTTGAAAAGATTATAGAAGATAAAATAGAGAGTAAAACAGAAGAAATTACTAAATTAGTAATAAACAATATAGATAAAAAAAATAATATCGAAGAAACTTTTGATATATCTCATATATTAAATAATGATACAACATGGCAAATGTCTATTGATGAAAGAATTATTGCAGATTATATTATTCAAAATTTAAAAGTTAAAGATATTGCAATAGAGATTGGAAGTTTAAAAGGTGGATTTACAAATATACTTGCTAAAAATTTTAAAAAAGTAATATCTTGTGATTTAGATCATAAACAAATCGATAAAAACAGATTTAATAATGTTGAATGGGTAACAGGTAATACTAGAAAAACTTTAGCTGAATTAATAGAAGATATAAATGACAAAGAGGATAAAGTTTCTTTTATATTTGTAGATGGAGATCATACGTATGATGGCGTAATGTCAGATATAGAAGATATTTTGTTGTTAAAACCTAAGACAACAGTTGTAGTATTATTTCACGACACTTGGTATAAAAGTGTTAGATTGGCTATATGTGAATCGGAAATAAAGAACAATAAATATGTTTATTATGTTAATACTGATTTATGTAGCGTTTCAAGTGTTGTATGTAAGACTATGTGGGGTGGATTAGGAATTATGATAATGAAACCAGATGAAAGAGATTTTGAGTTAAGCATAAATCAATCAAATGATTTAATGTATCTCGAATTATTTAAATCTAATAATAGGTAATAACTATGATTATAGAATTTGAAGTTAATAAAAATATTTTAGAAGAATATAAAAAATTTTATTTTAAAGAAAATCCAAAAAGAAGAAAGTTTCCATTTAAATCACCAATACTTCCATCATTAAATGATTGGATAATTCTTACAAGACCAGCAATGAATGATTTGAAACAGAAATGGACAAATTTTGGAAGATGGTTAATTATAAAGAATGGATATAAAAATAAAAAAATTAGTAAATGCAAAATAGAAGTAATTTATTATTTTAAAGATAAGAGACGAAGAGATGCAGACAATTATACACCAAAAAATATTCTAGATGGATTTGTAAAAGAGGGGTTATTGATTGATGACTCTTTTTTTTATGTTGAAAGATTAGAAATAATTTATGGTGGAATAGATAAAGAAAATCCAAGAACAAAATTTAGATTTATAGAAAAAGAGGTAACAAAAAATGGAAAATAAAATTCATTATACAGAATTAATTGAGTTTATATTAAATGGTAAATTAGCTTTAAAAACCCCTAATAACGATAACAGTATGGCTGTTTTTGAGACAAACTGTAATTATATTTCATATAGTAAACAGATGAGCATAGTAGAATCGCTTGAAAATAGCTGTATAATACAAGAAAAAAACTCATATCATGTTAATCATGTTTTAAAAAATATGATGATGATTTTATTAGTATTTGATAATTTTACAAATGTTTATGGATTAGATGAATTATTAGAAAAAGGAAATTATGAAGAGATAGAAAAATTTTGTGAAATTATAAAATTTAATAGTAATGGATTATATGAAAGAGTAATATCAGATATAAGTAATTTTAGAGAAGTTATTGATTTGGCAAATCTTACAATTCAAGATAAATTAAATAGATTAAATTCTGTCGAGAATATTGTTGCTGAAAAAATATCAGAATTATTTGATATGATAAAAAATATTGATAATAAAAAAATAGATAAATTTGCAAAAACAGTATTTAAGCATATAAATAAAAATGACATATTAAAATCGTTAATAAATAACAAAGAAATGATGATGAAAGATGATAATAACTGATTGGGAACAATTGGCAGATTATTTAGATAATAGTATTAAACAATGTCTTCCAATTATAGCAAATAAAGTTTCTAAAATATTGAAACGATTTGTTAAGGAAAGATGGTATAATACACATAAACCGACACATTATAGAAGAACACTTGAAGTTTTAAATTCAATAACTGTATCAGAGGTTCAACAAGTCGGAAACGGATATCAAGTTCTTGTATATTTTGATCCAAGTAAAATAAATAATGTTTTAACTGATATTAAAGGATATTTTAATCATCATATGTCAATTGATGGAAGCTCAACATGGAGTGGTATGAATTTAGCTGAATTAGTTCCATTATTTATGGATCAAGGACAATCTTCTAAGATTAGACCTTATAGTGGTGTTCATTTTATGCAGGCTACTATTGATGAAGTAAAAAGTAGTCAAATTGATGTAAATGTATTAAAAAGGAGACTTCGTTCTCAAGGATTAAATATAACCATAATATAAAGTAAATAGAGAGGGGTGAAAAATTATGGCAGCAATTAATATTAAAATAACATCAGTTAAACTTAATCATTCTGAGGCAGTTAAAACACTTCAAAAAGATTTAGATAGAGTTGCGGCGAAATTAACATTAAAGATACCAGCACTAAATCTTACTCAAATAAGTCAGTTAAATAATACTATAAATAGACTTGGCACTCAATTTAGACAAGTAAATACTCAATTAGATGGTATGAGAAATAGAATGTCTCAATTAGGTAATACTCAACAAAGAGTAATTCAAAATCAAAATCAGATGAATACATCAACGAGAGGGTATCTTGACAATTTAACTAAAGTTGTGAAAAAATTCTCTGATTGGATGATTGCAGCAACATTATTTTATCAGCCACTTAATTTATTAAAGAACGGAATTCAAACACTTAAAGAGATTGATACAATTCTTGTTGATATAGCAAAAGTAACAAATATGACTAATGAAGAGATGAAAAAATTAGCACTTACAGGAGCTCAAGTTGGTCAAGAGTTTGGAAGAACAGCACAAGAATATTTAAGAATGTATGCTTCGTTCTCTAAAATGGGGTTTAAAGAACAAGCTGGTGAATTGACAGAGGCAGCGTTATTGCTAGCTAATGTTGGAGATATGACAGATGAAATGGCTAGTAAATCTCTTATAAGCACTATGGCTGGTTTTAGACTAGGTGCTGAGGAAGCCACAAACGTAATAGACAAGTTGAATGCGGTATCCAATCAGAACGCAACTACAGTATCTTCGTTATCTGATGGTATGAGAAACTTTGCAAGCACAGCAAAAATGGCTAATATGAGCCTAGATGAAACCGTAGCATTGTTAGGAACTGCGACTTCAGTTACTCAAAAATCAGGTTCGGAAATGTCAAATGCTTTTAGAACAATTGTAATGAGATTACAAGGTGTTAGTGATGGATTTGAAACTTTTGACGAAGATATATCTAAGGCAGAAACAGCATTAAGAGGCATAGGTGTCGAGGCAAGAGTATCGGATAAAGAATGGAAACCAGTTATAGAAATTCTTGGTGAAGTTGCTGGAAAGATGGATACACTTAGTGATGTTGAAATGTCAGCAGTTACAGAAGCTATGGCAGGAAAACAAAGAGCTAATGCTCTTAAAGCTGTACTTCTTAACTGGGATATGTTTAATAAACAATTAATACAATCTCAAACATCTTTTGGTAGTGCAATAAAAGAAAATAATATATATATGCAATCTATGGAAGCTAAATTAAAGAATTTATCTGCTGCTGGCTCTGAATTTTGGCAAAAAAGTATAAATAGTGATGCAATCAAAGCTGTTATAGATTTAGGTACTGCTATTGTAGGTGTTACAACTAAGGCTGGTGGTTTAATACCTATTATCATTTCGTTAGGTGCTGCATTTATTGGGTTTAAATTAGCTCAATATGTTTTAAAGTTTAATAGTTTTGGTGTTGCAATTGAAATGTTAAGATATAAGTTTGTAAATGCGATACCTTCAATAAGAACATTTAATTTATCTATTATGGCTACAAAAGCTGCTGCTTTCGCACTACCAGGTATTTTTGCTGTTGCCACACTTGCAATTGGATATTTTGTGAATAAAAATAGAGAGTCTAAAGAAGCTATAGAACAAAATAATCAAAAAATAGAATCTCAATTGGCAAATTTAGAAAGACTTACTAATGAATATGTAAAGATTTCTACATCCACAGAAAATAATGCAAATAAAAAAGAACAATTAAAATCAATTCAAGATGCATTAATTGAAAGCTTTGGAGATGAAGCAAAAGCTTTAGATTTAGTCAATGGTAAGTATGAAGAAGGAGTAGACAAATTAACAAGTTTTTCAGCAGAGAAAGCAAAACAATTAAGAATATCACAAGAAAATACTAGAGAAGAAGCAGAAGCAGCGTTAAAATCGCAAGGATCAACTATAGTTCAAAAAATGGGAGTTTCAGGATTTGACGTAATGTTTGAAGACATACTTGGAGGAAAAGAACTTGAATCTCAAGTAAAAATCCTAGAAAATGCATTTGACAAAATGAAAGAAAAACATAAAGAAGCTTTTGATGGAATGGCAGAATCTAATGGTAACGCAGTATACGAATTTAAAGGAACAATGAAACAAAGAATAGACGCCATGGACGCTTTTATTGATATATTGGAAAAAACTAAAGGCGACGTTGCAAAATCAAATTTAGAAAGCGTCAGAAACGCTTACTCTTCTTTAACAACTGAAGCTGATAAAGCTACAAAAACCATTGAAGATTATAAAAAAGTATATAAAACAGAATTTGCAGGGACATTTACAAAACAAATGTCAACAATAAAAGCAAAAATTGTTGAAATGAAAACTGCTGGTAAAGGCAAAGACGAAATAGTAACTTATTTAAAAAAAGCACAAACAGAATTTGTTAAAACTGCAAAAGCTTCTGAAAATATGGTTTTTGCTAAACCTCTTATTGACGAATTTTTTAAAACTTTAACTGAAGATCCTCAAATAGCTAAAATGGCACTTGAAGACAATGAAACTGCAATGGTTAGACAAGGCGAA